TACTTCAGTTTTAACATTGGTTTGAGGGTTGACGTCAACAGTAACTTGTCCTTGTGTATACAACTCAGGGTTTGATACCAAGCTTGGGGCTAATGCGGTTGCACCTGAAGTAGGCGCCTGGTTGTAAGTTCCATTTGAAGAGCCAATTGCTGATACAGCAGACGCCAAACTGCTTGGTGCATTACCTATGGGGGTAACATTACCACCAGAGGTATTGATGGGCTCATTGGCGGCAACAGGGCCTGTAATCGTGGCATTGGTACCTACATTGGTTATTGATGGTGCTGTGGTGGGTGTATTGGTTTGGTCAGTTGTATCAACATAATTTGACCCGCCTTTGCCAACAGAATTAATTGCAGTTGCCCCACTGTGCCCGCCACCAACAGCAAACAATGTTTGAACTGCGGTATCTTTCCAAGCTCCAATTAAATCATCAATTGTTGCATTTGGATTTAATCCAATTCTTTCAATTTTATCAATTCCCATTTGCATGGTAGTAGTTGCAAGTTCTGCAACTTGTTCATTTACATTGGCACCAATAAATTTACCAACAGCATTAATCATTTGTGATGGTGATGCGCCTATGGGTAAACCTTTAAGAATTACATTTAATCCAGGCAAACCCAACATTTCACCAAGCGCCTCTGAACCCATCATCATGGCTGTTCTAGTACTGTTTTGAATAGGGGTAAGGCCAGCTTTTACACCTTCCTGGAATGCATTATTACCAACAATAGCAGTGTTGCCCATAATTGCCGCCGCAGGTCCACCCAGGGTTCCTAAAGCAACGGTGGTCAATGCATTTGATAATCCTAAAGCAACATTTTGTTCACTGTTATTTAATTTGGATATTGAAGTTTGCTGGTTTTGTTGAATTGCACTTTGCAAATCATTCAGATGGGATGTATCAGCACCCAAAGCACTTCCAACCAATTGAGCGCCAGCAAGTCCTACCCCAGCTAAATTGTTGGCAGTAGTATTAAAAACATTGCTTACAGTTCCTTTTACATTTGTGTAATCAGACGCACCCATTTTGTCTTCTGGTGGCAAGGTTACAAATATTTTTCCTGTAAGTGGATCAGTAATTGCCTCTATACCCCCCAGGTCCTTGATCATTTGATCCCTGGCGCTTAAAGGTGGTGCTGTGGGTGCAATAGGTGTTAAATTCATCCCAGGCACAGTAGCCTTGGAATTGTTATCCCATTCAGATACAGGTTTTACTACAGGTGTTGTAGGTATAGGAGCATTAAGTTGCGTTAAAGGTTTCTGAGGGCCTTCACCTGTTATTGAACCGCCTGGAATTGTTGCGTAAGACTGATTAATTAAATTTGTTAGAGCGTCTGCTGTAGATGGAGTGGTTGCCCCAGTCCCTGTTGTTGGCGCTTTTGGTATTGAATACTCTTTTCCACCCATCACAAAACCCGTTGCATTTGGGTCTGCCGCCAAAGCGGCTTGCATGGCCTTAGTTGGGTCCGTATATCCAATTGCTTGGAATAAATTACCAGTCCTGGTTGCGTCTGCAACATCAACTTCAGTTGGGTTTGCAGGATTTATTGTGTATGTTTTACCGTCAAATTTGAATTGATGGTATCCAGCATCATCTGCCAATTTTTGTGCTGTAGTGACATCAGGAGCTTTAGAGGCATCAAAAATTAATTGATTGGCAACTTGAGTATTTGAGGCTCCTGGAGTTGTTTTTGTATCAAGCAAAGCGTCATTGTTGTTTATTTCATTAAACGTATTGACTTGATCTTTGGCAACTGCTGTAGCCGCGTTAATAGTTATTTGTGTTGGCTTTTGTCCAGACAATGCCCCAGCAATTACGTTATTAACAATTTGTTGTTGTGAAGAACTTAAATTTGAATAACCTTCAATTTCACCTGCAATAATAGGCACAGCAGAACCAATACCACCGTAAGCAAAAGCTTTTACTGGATCAGCTTTTCCACCGCTTGAAATTTCTGAACTAACCAGGTTTTGAGCACCACCACTAAGAATAGTACTTCCAGTGGCTCCGCCAACAATATCACCTGCCGCAGATCCAAGGGCCGAGGCTACATTACCAAGTACAAATGATTTACCAATATCCCCAATGTTGCCGCCGTTGATTGCCGTTGATGCCGCATTGATATAAGGGATTAATTCAGGGTTACCAGTGACTGTTGCAAAAATAGCAGGTATTGGGCCTAAATCGCTTAAAACACCTTTTGCCCATGATCCTGATTTTCCTCCACCATAAATAACTTGTTTAGATGGATCTGCAACTGGGGTGACCAAGCCAGTTTTTGGATCAACATAAACAAATGTATTCATGGTTCCGCCAGTGGAACTTGACGGTATTTGATATATGTTATTACCAAGATTTTTTACATAATCTGTTATTAAATTACCATTTGCGTCTCTCAATCCAAATTGGTTTACAAGGTTGCCTTCACCATCATCAACCAAAGCATTTTTTATTGTTGCTTTACCTGTTTGAATGGTGTCATAAGTATTTTTAAATTCATCGCTTGAATCATGCCATATTTGATCTGCATTCAAAACAGATGGTGTAATTGGTGCCGCTGGTGCTGGAGCCTGGGCAATTGTTGTTGCAGGCTGTGCAGGAGTAATTGGTAAAGCTGGAGAAATTGGTGTAACTGGAGCAACTGGAGCAGGTGGAGCAGGTGGAGCGTTTTGCCCAAATATAGAATTTGCTTGCTGTAAGGCACCTATTGCCGTTGTTTGATTTAAGACACCACTTTGTAAACCACTTAAAACGTCAGCGGCTGATGAATATACGGGTGCAGATACAGGAGTTGATAGGGGAGCCGCAACAGTTGCTGTAGGTGTTGCTGGAGCGGTATTAATTAATTGGCTGTATGCTGAATTGATGTCCCCAACACTGTTGCCATAGTAGCCAGCCAATGCACTTGCAAGTCCAGGATTAGCGTCCAAACCACCTATGGATTGAACAGCCTGTGCCACTTGTTTAGGCGATGCCTTAGGATTGGCGGCAAAGTATTCGCTAACAAGGGATGCTGGATCACTCATTGTGGACTCGGCTGGTAGTTATTAACAAGAGCTGTTGCCCAATCACTCCAGTCCTCATACGCATATGGATCAGGAGTACCCGAATTATCAAATAAAGCGATTGCTTTTAATCCTGATGCCCAGCCTTGCCAATTTGTTTGTGGATCAGGTATTTCCAATTGATTAGCGGCAAAAGCCTCGCACATGAGACTAGCCCATGAATCAAAGGTATGATGTCGTGGATCATAAATTAATGAAGTAAGATTTGTTTGATTATTAGAGGAAATATTGTAACTCACGAATATCCCCTTACATCACCAAAGTCTGCGTCCAATAACAACTTACCTAAGAAATAATTTCCACCTTGCACGTTGGAAACAAATTTAATTCTCATTTGACGTCGTTGTTCTTTAAGATCAATTTTTGTAGTGTTTGGATCAAATAGATATGGACCAGATAATTTATCTTCACCTTGAGCATATGACGGTCCAGTAATGTACATTTGCATTTGGCCTGACATAACAAAATCAGGCTCAACACGCTCAACCCTTAACCATTTGTTAGTTGATACAGGTGTTTCTTGTGCTGGACCACCACTGACAAAACCCAAATTATTGGTTTCAAAGTAACTTGGTATTGCAAGTACTTGACCGCCTTTGATTGCATCAACACCAATTTCATGTTGATACAAAGAAACAAACGTCATTGTTGAATTAACAACCAATCTAAAACCAGAACCAGCAGGCAATACTGCACTCAATGTATCGCCAACAGTGTAGTTTATTCCACGGTTATTGATGACAACGGTAGTGACCACTCCACCAGCAACAGTAATAGTTGCTGTAGCACCAGTGCCAGTACCGCCAGTAAGAGAATAGTACGAATATGTTCCATTTGTATAAGAACTTCCTGGTGCTCCTATGGTCACCAAATTAACGCCACCACTTGCATTGACTTGCCAATCGGCATTGATTGGATAGTGAAAAACCTGGGAAAAATAACCTGCACTGCGTCTAGCACCCGCGGCAAAACCAGCGTCATACCAGGTACCCTCACGAACATTGTAAATAATTGCGTTATTGCATTCTGTGCTTGAACCGTTTGGATAGAACCACCAAATTTCACCAAACCGAGTTACTTTTGTTGCGTATACTTTTTGACGTTGTGCATAATTCAAATTGTCAAAAAAGTAATTTTGATTTAATCCATTTGGAATTTCTTTGACAACACCGTTGTATAGCAAAAATCTGTCTACACCGCACCAGTAAAAAATACCATCATATTCAATGACAGATTGTGATGAAAGTATTGATGACTGACTTGTAATCGTGTCATACCGCCAGTAGAACGTACTAGAAGTATTGCCAACCGTAGTTGTTGTTGGAGTAAAAGACACACGTATAACGCTGTCTAAGCTCCAAAATAATCCTGCTGGTGAATTAGTACCACCACGGATTGGATAACCCTGGACAATCTTTCCTGTAGCTACATTTGTAGCATTGGCTGTAGCTGATACCCAATCATTGACATTACCAGCACCAGAATTTTGAATCAATCCATTATTTCCATAAACAAAAACGTATGGAAAAAGAACGATCACACCACCAGAAACTGAAATGTTGTTGTCAAATGTTGCTGTAATTGGAGTGTTTACAACAAAAGCCAATCCAGTTGTTGTGCCTGCTGTGGTGGTTATTGCCGTACCGCTATAGCTACCAGATAGCGTAAATGTAGTAGTTCCGTTGGTAGCTATGATGTAGTAGGTACCCGCTGTTATACCTGTTTCTGTACCAGAATTTGTACCAGTCACAAAAACTGACTGGCCAACAGTTAGCGTAGTTGCTGTACATGAGCATTGTCCCGCTGTACCAGTCACTGCAACACTTGTTAAAGTTGTTCCTGTAGTGGCTGTAGCGGCGGCTGATAGGGTCAACGTATTGGCCACAACCCCAGTAACCGTGGTTCCAGATGGAATACCAGTTCCAGTAATGGTTTGGCCAGCGCCAACAATAAATTGATTGGTGAAAGGGTAATTTAATGTTGCGGTGACTGAGCCGTTTGTGGTATTCACAGCTTGGGTAAAAACACCAACTTTTGATGCTGTTGTACCCGTTAATGCACCAGCCAAAACAGGCGTATTTGTTGTGCTATCAATTGCCGCTAAATTTTGACCTGGATGGGCCAAAAGCAAATTGTTTCCTGAACCCGAAGAGTCAAAGAAATTATCAAACTGCCACACATTAAGAGATGATGCAGTGAAATTGGATAAGGTGAAATCACTTATACCACCACCAGTTCCACTGCTGTTTATGGGAATTACTTGTAGACCGTCAGAATATCCACTATATACGTTGGTAAAACCATTTTGGGGGCTTACATAAATACCCCTGGATGGTCCAGCCAGGCTAGGTGTTATTTCAGTGTAACCATATATCTTACGGGGCCTGCCACGTTGAAACCTTACCCATAGACCATCGGTATAAAAAGGATTGTCAAAGACTGTTCCGTCCCTTTGTATTCCAGCCTTGGTATCTAATTGAAATACTTGTTTGGTCATTAGAATGTTCCACCAGAAATACCTGTAGAAAATGTGCCTGAACCAGTTACCGTCTGACCAGTTGCGCTTACGTCAACAACCAAAGAACCAAGAACAGTGATACCAAATCTGCCTGTACCAGGACGATAGATACCCGTTGATGTCTCAGCGCTGAAGTTCAATGTTGGATTTGATTGTGAGCCACTTGCAATACTCAATGCTGTTGCTCCAGCCTGTGTTGTGTTGGCATTAAAAAAGTTTTGGCCATCACAAATTAATGTAGCTTGCCCTCCAGAGGGAATGGTAGCGGTTGCTTTTCCAGCAATATTTGTTGTTGCTGTTAATGTAAAACTGCCCGATGTTTGATTGCTGATTACATACAAGTTAGCAACAGGGGGGAAGATAATTGTTTGATTGGCTAGAAGTGTTCCTGAATATTCTTGAATGGTATTTGAGGCTTGACTTGCAGTTAATGTGTATGACCCACCAGTTAAAGTCAATGTCAAAACAGAATAAACAAACGTAGAGCTTGTACCATAACCAACAGTTACATATCCAGTTCCTGTACACACAATAAATGCAGAATTACCAGGCTGGAATGTTTTTGAAGTACCACTGTCAATTAGGTCCGATCCACTACACGCTATGTCAACGGTACCTGTCCCATTGTTTTTAAACAAAAAGAACCAATTTGAACCCAAAGTATTTGCTAGTGGCAAAGTAACAGTTGTCGTTCCACCAGTCCATACATAAATTGATGCCTGGTCAGCCGCTAAAAACGTGTATCCAGTAATCAATGAATTAACTGTATATGCTTGGTTTAAAGTGGCTGAAAGTGCCTCTAAACCATACCCAGCAAGCGTTGAGGCCGTCCCGCTAGATGTACCTGTACCAAAAGCTAAAACGCCCCAGGTACCGTTTTGGGTAGCATTGCTGGTCAAATAAATATACTGGGCAGAACTAGCTGGAACAGAAACAATTGTGTTTCCAGAATAACCTTTGACTGTAAAAGCAACTGACCCTGTATTGCGAATCATTGCATCTTGGCCAACTGACACTTGAGTGGCGTCAGGCATATACAAGGACAATCCAGCCGTTGTAAAGCTTACGTCCATAATCCTGGCCGTAGGGTTACCCGTTGTGCCATTGATTGGCCAAAACAGCGTTAAATTTGCCGTCTGATTGAGATAAGCCTCATAGCTTACGTCAGTAGGTTGAATTGTGTTGCCCGTAAAGGGTGAGGTATAAGTTGTCATGCATCCACCACTACGGCTTGACGATCACCAACCCGCAACCTGTCCTCTGTTGTCAGAGTTTGCATGATTAGATCGTATTGTTGTTGGAAAATAGGTCCACGCTCGTCATTCTTCAAAAACGGCATTGCCTGGAGTAGCGAGCCAAACAATAAAGCCTGGGGGGCATATTGTGTAAACCAATTGGTTTGGTTGTAAGAATCAAGTGGCTGAACGCGCTGGTAATACAAGACTTCAAAGGAATAGTTTTGATCTGGTGTCGGCGCCACCAACCAGTTGTCGTAGTCATAATCAGCGTAATAAAGCGGTTGTGCAGTATTTGATTGAATAGGCCAATACTCTTTCAAATACTCATACTTTCTTAACAATACTGGATTGTCAGTGTTTGTCGATGCAACCGTGAGGTTCATGGAAACTGTTTTATGCCAACGGGCTGGCTTAGGAATAATATTGCTACCTGCCACCATTGTTGATTCTTGGACCGTCAAATTGCCCAAAAACTTGATTTGGCTCGCAATCACCTGCTCCGCCAACATAATGAAAAGGGGAATATTCTCTATTGTGGTGGCGTCGGTACGCTCCAGGTAAACCTGGACATTGTTGACTAAGGAGTCATATGTCATTACCGATGTTGAC